GATTGTATTTTGAATTCCGACTTTACCGCCGGAATAATTTAAATAATAAATATTTGTACCGCTGTTAGCGCTGGTACGCAGAGCGTCTGCGTCTTTTTTGGATAATTGCAATTCGTCGGCTTGTTCATATGTTAGTGTTTGAAAGCTGTCGAAGCGGTTTAAAGCCGCTTCAGCCGCAATGTCGTTCAGGTATTCTAAACTTTGGTCGGAGATATCAACCGAACTTCCAATTTTATCTACCTTATCCAGTTTGCCGCCGTTCAGTTTGTTTTTAGAACTGGCAGAACCGGGTGTTAAGCCGCTATAGGCATTTCCAAAATTTTGCTGATTTGCAGCGGAATTTGACTGTTTGGTTAAATTTGTCAGCTTGTCGGAAAGGCCGGTAACGCTGTTCATGAGGCCGCCGACTTTATTGTCGATTCCCTGACCGAACTTATATCCCGAATTGTAAGCATCGGAACTCCAACCGCTGGAAAACGTGCCAAAAGTGTTGAATCCTTCATTAAAAGCGTCGCTTACGTCCGCATAATCTTGTTTTGAATCATAAGCCGCTGCGGATTTATCCGCATATTCTTTCGCTTTCGACGAAATTCCGGAATAGTCGAAATTTACAAAAGGCAGCTTATTTAAACCTTCGCATATGCCGGAAACTACCGTAAGGGCCGTTGCAAGCAAGTTATAAAACCAGCCTTGAACATTTGCTATAACATTATGAAATGCTGTCCCGATATTGGAGCAACACGCTTTTAGCGCATTCCAAATACCAATCGCTACGTCAGCAACCCAAAGTCCTGCGTTTTTGAACAGCTGAATAACCCAGTTTATGCCACCGCAAATAACCCCGATCGCTGAAATGCTGGAGCCTGTGACTTTATTTATTGCCCCCACGACGGCAAATATAGCTACAATAAGCAGAATAATGGCCGCGATAACCCACGTCACGGGGCTGGCAAGCATTGCCTGATTCAATCCCCATTGAGCGGCAGTTTCAGCCGCAGTAGCATCAGTTTTTGCAAGAGTGGCTCCAGTCATTGCAGCTTTTGCTGCAGCCCCTGCGAGTTCAATACCCTGTCCTATAGCAGTAACGGCATTGTAAATTAAATTTGCTGCCGCTGCGATTCCAATGGCCGCCGCAACGCCTAAAATGATCGGCCCGATCCACGACCAGTTATCCGCGAAGAATTGGTAAGTGTTGATTGCAATGCTTAAAAATCCGGACAGTAAATTTGCCGCAGTTGTAAGGGCGGCTGAAATGTTGTTCATCAGGGCAGTTCCCTGCGGCGTATTCAGGTATGCCGTCATTTCTTCTATTTTTTCGATTATAATGTCTATTGCGTGGCCGGGCTGGGACAGATAGTCCATCATTTGACTTATATCGTTCCCCATAACCGTTTTAGCTTGGCTGAATGTCATCGGCATTTTTGCAAACTGCTGGTCGAGTGTTGAGGACTGTGCCATTATGGAACTGACCACCACGTCTGTAGTAAGCTTTCCGTTTTCGGCCATGCTGCGCAACTGGCCTTTAGTGATTCCCATAGATTTAGTCATCATTTCAGCGAGTATAGGGGCATTTTCCATAATGCTGTTGAATTCGTCGCCGCGCAGCACGCCGGAAGCGAGGCCTTGGGTCAGCTGTGTAATGGCTCCGGCTGCTTCCGTCGCCGACGCGCCGCTGACAACAAGGCCCTTATTGACGGTCGATGCGAATTGAATCGCTTCATCGTTTTTACCCTTGAAATAGTCCTGCCGTCCCATGCTGGCAACGAGCGCTGCGGTAGCGGCGTATGACGTCCTTGTTGCATTTGACGCAGCCATTACTTTATTTTCAAGCTGTGCCTGTGTTTGCAGTCCGTCATTTATTAAACTAAGGCGGGCATCCACGCCTATACGCGTATCGGCCTGACTGCCAAGTCGGTTAATACCCTGTATGGCGGTTTGAATTAGCTGGATACCGTTATTAGCTACAAGGATAGCTTTGCTGAGGCCGCCAAAACCGGACGCAACCGCTGTAACGGATCTTGTTTGTGTTCCGGTCATTCTAAGATTATTATTAAGGATATCAAGCTGTTCGTTTGTATGTGTAACTTCCTGCCGTACTTCTCCGAATTCCCTGTCGACATTATCCATTCGGGAAGACATCTGAAGGTTTTCCATGCCTCGCACCAGCCGGTCAACGGAAGAAGTCAGCTGTTCCACCGATGTGTCGGCAGCGCCGGCTTCATTGTGGATCTCACTGAACGGTTTATCCATTTTTGGCATGCTTACCGAACGGTTTAGGACATCAATGGAAGATGTTAAGCGGTTCATGGCATTTATTGCGTTATCTATAGTTTTTGTAAAGCCATCTTGTAAATCAAGCATAGATGATACGGTTGCCAATGTTACCGCCTCCTTCCGCTGCGTCTTATTCGTGCAGCCTCAATTTTATCCTGCCGGACTTTTTCGTCAATAAATGCGTATATAACAGCCCGCTCATACCAAGGCCGCCGAAAAAGTTCGCCGGGAAAACGGTGAAATTTTACGAGTGCGTAATACGCATAGTTTGTTTCAGCGTCCCCGGCCCTTAGGAGTTTTTTATTTCATCTTTTGTTGTTTCCGTTTGGTCAATATCAAATTTATTGATTTCACTGACTACCTGCTGAAGGTTTGCATGCTCTCCCGAAAGCAGCATAGCTTTTAAGAGTTCATCATCGCTTGTAACGCCATAGTTTTTTTGAAGTTCAGCGCTTTTAAGGTCGGGATAAACAACACAGGCGGCTATAAGTTTGTTCATGTATTTTTGATTGTTAAATTTTGAAGTTTGTCTGCCTTTAAAAATTGTCTTAACGGTACAGTCGCTTTTTATTTTTGAATCTTCGTTTTCTGAAATCGCTTGGATTTCCCACGGTATCGGATTTCCTTTTTCGTCGCGGAACCGGTCGCTTACTATGATTTTCTGTTTTTCCGGTTTTTTTGCGTTTTCTCTGAAAAATGCGGTTAGTGACATAATATTTCCTCCTGAATAATGTGTTATGAACTGAATTTTTCCAGTAATTCCACTCCGTCAAATGTAAACGGAAGTTCCTGCTCTAAAACGCCGTCGTCACTGTCCAGATTTGCGAAGTCGATTTCGTCAAAATTACATCCGGTCAGAACTTTGGTTTCACGTCCCCACTTAGTGGAAAGATCTTCATTTGTAAGTTGTAAAGAAAAATATTGGTCGGTTCCACCGTTGGCATAGTCTACAAACATCTGCTTAAAAAGGCTTGTAACGGCATGAATCGTTAAAGTACCTGATCCGGACCATGACGTGGTTTTTTTACCTACGGACCGTTTTCCTACTACCTTTTCGTCTTCTTTGTTTTTAGTAATTTTAGATTCGATTTTGATCGCGTAAAACAGATCGTAATTTCTTCCTCCAACTGTAACAAATGCTTTCCCTTCTTTGGCGTTAATGGAATCACCCTGCCGCCATTCTGTTTGTGCCATTGTTTTTCACCCCTTTAACCTTCTACCACAATTGTGTTGTAAATTGTTTCGATTACATCGACCGGGCGCACGCCATACTGAACTACAACTGCGTCTATAAGTTCGCCTTTGGATACTGTAATGTCTTCCGGCGCAACGTCATGCAGCACGCCTTCCGCTTCCAAAGACCGGAAGTATGATAGGATGTCCGACTGGAACAGCTTGCGCCCGTCTTCGTTATTGGCAACTTTACCGCTGTAATAAAGCATTCCGCGATTGCTTATTTCGTTACAAATGTTAAATAGAATACGTATAACCTTATTTTTGCTCATAGCGTATGTACGGCTTGATGTAAATACCGTCAGTGTATTAATGTCCTTTTGGATTAATACGCTGTTGCCGCCTACAGGCGAAGGGATAAATACCATATGCCCTGATTTTGCGTATTCGATCTGCTGTGCTGTTGTATATCGTTCATCAACGTCAACCGCGCCTATGTAGTTTGCGTTAGTCAGGCTTTCTTTTAACGGGCAGCCTGCTGTTGCTCCCGCAATGTAAGCGGTGGCCGCCACATTGTCAATATGAGTTCCGTCTTCAAGGATAACTCCGTTTTTGACGGATATAACGCCCTCAAAATTTGCCTCCGAATCAGGGACAACAACCTGAAGATATTTACCGTCATCGTTAATCATACGTTTTGCAAACGCTATAAAAAGGGCTTTTATATCCGCGTCGTCCGTTGGGCAGGCGACGGCGTTGACTGTCTGCAGCTCTATTTGGTTAAGAA